TTACAACTAGAACTGGTCATATGACCATTAGACGCTGGGGTATATGGTGTCCTTATTTTTCAATTTTATTTTGTAAAGTACTACCTGTACAACAAGTAATGCACGACCACGAAGGTACCTTTTTATCTTTTATACTATGGGGCCAATACAAAGAGTTAACGTATGATCCTACTAAAAATATTAAAGAAACTAGAAACCACAAGTGGTTTAATTTACTAACTCATAACAAATTTCACGAGATACAAGCTGATAAACCTGCTTATACCTTGTTATTTATGGGACCGACAAAAAACAATACATCAGTTATTGTTAATGATAAGATTATCCCCTCAACAAGATTAATTAAAGGGTATAGATGAAAATAGCGGATCACCATAAGTTATTACTATCTCAAGGTCTTATACACATATTTACTACTGTGGGTCTTTTCTATATGTGGGATATAAATTATTTATGGTTTACTTTGATAGGTATTATATTTTTTGCAAAGCTAGGTATAGAAGGTTATTGTCATAGGTATCTATCTCATGGATCCTTCACGATTACTAGACCTACACAGTTGTTTTTAAATAGTTGTGCTATATTTGGTCTGCAAGGACCTCCCATGGTATGGGCTGCAAATCACTCTACACACCACAAGTATTCAGATGTAGATGGAGACCCACACCCAGCTACAGACGGTTGGCGTACTTGGTTTTGGATTGAAACACAAAAGAACTCTAAGATAAGTTCAGGTTTAATTAAGAAATTAATTAAAGACAAAGCACATGTATTTATTAAAAAATACTACTACCTTATATATTGGGGTGTAGTGTTACCAACAATGTTTATAGATATTAAAATGTCTTTATATTTATTTGCTTTACCAGCTGTATATTCACTACATGCAGCATCGTGGGTTAATGTGTTTGGTCATAAAATAGGGTACAAAAACTTTAAAACCAATGACAACTCAAGGAATATACACTTACCCTTTATCTTAATGCACCCATACCACAACAATCATCATGCAGATCCAAGCAGTTTAGATATTTCAGTTAAGTGGTATGAAATAGACCACATAAAGTTTTTAATAAATTTACTAAAAAAAATAGAGAGAGTAAATGAGAAAGCCAAAAGTAGTTGATAACTTCTTACCCCCCGAAGAATTTAAACTGATTGAGGATGTATTTTTACATGATAAAGCAGACCTTTGGTTTCCTTGGTATTTTGCTGGTCATGTAGGTGTTACAGAGGAAGCAGAGAGTGATGGTTTTTATTTTGTACATAATTTTTACGATCAGAATATGAAAGAATGTAGTCAGTTTTTAGATTTAGTTACAGATATTTTATTTTCAAAAATGAATATGCAAAAACTTATTAGGGCTAAAGCTAATTTATTTTTAAAAACAGAAGTATTAACTACATACGCAAAACATACTGATCAACACGAACCCCACAAAGGTGCTATATTTTACCTTAATACAAATAATGGATTTACTATTTTAGATGATGGTACAAAAGTAGAATCCGTAGCAAATCGAATATTGTTTTTTGATTCTAGCAAACCACATGCTAGTACTAACTGTAGTGACGTTCCTAGAAGAGTAAACTTTAACATTAATTACTTATGAAAGAATGGAAAATAAAAACATCTAAAGATCCTGTGTATCCTCATATTATAATAGATAATTGGTATACAGAAGAAGAACTAAGTCTTATATGGAAAGAGCTTGATTTTTATTCTAGTAGAGAAATAGCCACTATCGAGAAAGCAGAAGACACTGTTGTAGCAAAGTCAACTGACGGTAAAGCTAAGTCAAATGCTTTTCGTTTTTATTTATGGGATACCTACACAGTCAAAGGCACAAAATTTTCGCATATAATTCAAGCACTATACAAACAACAATCTGAGGAATTTAAAAAAATTGTAGAGAAAGGGATGCCTCTTCACCACAATAATTATATAAATACAAATACTGATTCTACTATGGTCAGTTATTATGACCATGAGCAGGAGTATAAATCTCACAAAGATAGTACGCAGTTTACTTTTCTTATCTGGCTTTATAAAGAACCTAAAAAATTTAAAGGTGGTGACTTTTGCCTTACAGAAGCGAATAAAAAAATTAAATGTATATCGAATAGGATGGTTATGTTTCCTAGCTATTTAGGGCACAAAGTATATCCTGTAAAAATGAATACTAATGCAAAGTTCGGAGATGGTAGGTATTGTGTAACACACTTTTTTAATTGGGAGAGTAAAAATGAAAGGAGTTGAAAGTTTAATTGTACCTTGTTGGGTTTATCAAGACGATCAAGGTATACCTCATGATGTATGTGACTTTTATATAAATAAACATAAAAACCAAAAAACTACTAAAGCTAAAACTGATAGTTTAAAGAAAGAAATAGTTGACAAAAAAGTAAGGGATGTTAATAAAATAGACCTACCTCCTTACACAGGTGTTGCCTCATATCTAATAGCTGCTGCATTAGATGCTAATTTTCAAAATTGGAAATACGATATAACTTTTTGTAGCCAAGCTGAGTATTTAATATACAAACGTAACGGTAAATACACTTCTCATGTGGATTACGCTTTTTCTCAAAACCAAGAATATGTAAGAAAATTAACATGTCTGACTGTATTAAATGATGATTTTAAAGGTGGTTTATTTTATTTAATTAATGGTAGTGGAGAGAAGTTTTTTCCTCCACAAAAAAAAGGTAATATTATAATATTTCCATCTTATAGCTTACATGGCTGTGAGACTGTATATGAAGGACAACGCCATGCAGTGGTTGCATGGATGAATGGCAAGCCCCTTATCTAGGTCTTTATAAGCTGCTACAATTGAATTATACTAACTAAAACAGGATTTATAAGCATATGCCATTAGTTAAAGTACCGTTCAAACCAGGTTTTAATAAACAGATGACACAATCAGCTGCCGAATACACATGGACGGATGGTGACTTTGTACGTTTTAGATACGGTGAACCAGAAAAAATAGGTGGGTGGCAAAAACTTACTTCTAACACTTTAGCTGGAGCTACCAAAGATTTACATAATTGGTCAGATATAAGTGGTAATAAATATTTAGCGGTGGCTACTAATAAAATACTGGCTTTATACTATGGTGATGCTTTTTATGATATTACACCTCTTGGTACAGCTATAACATCTTGTACTTACACAACAACTAATGGTTCAGCTACTTTAACAGTTAATAAGGCATCACACGGATTAGCGGTAGGAGATTTATTTACATTTAGTAATATGACTGTACCAGGAAGTGGCACAGGATTTGTTGCCGCTGACTTTACGACTAATACATTTGAAATTGTTACCAGAGCCTCTGATACTTTTACTGTAACAATGAGCAAAGTTGAATCGGGTGCTGGCGTAACTGGTGCAACAGGATGTAATGTAAACCCGTATGTAAAATTTGGACCAGCAATATCAACTGCTGGTTATGGATTTGGTGTTGCTCAATGGGGTGGTGAATCAACCTCACTAATTAAAAACGATCTTGATGGTGCATTAGGTGATAATGCAGCGGGTACAGGTGGTTCGGGTACAGCCGTAACGCTTACTTCAGTCACTGGTTTTAACACAGCAGGACGTATACTGGTTGGATCAGAAATAATTACCTACACAGGTATATCAAGTCAAGATTTAACAGGTATTACTAGAGGAGCTTTGGGTTCAACTAGAGCAGCACATGATGACGCAGCGGTCGTAACTGATGCTGAAAGTTTTGTTGCTTGGGGTAATGCCGCAGCTACTACTGATGTAACTATAGAACCTTCAAATTGGGCTTTAGATAACTTTGGTTCTATTTTAATTGCTACCGTACACGATGGTAAAACATTTGAATGGAATCCTACTAGCGGTGTGGATACTCGAGCTACTGTATCTAGTACAAACCCTACAGCAAGTGTAATGACTTTAGTATCAGGTCGAGACAGACATTTAATACATTTAGGCACAGAAACAACTGTAGGTAATACTTCAACACAGGATAAAATGTTTATAAGATTTAGTGACCAAGAAGATAGAACTGATTACACACCTGTATCTACCAATACTGCGGGTACTTTTAGGTTAGACTCTGGCAGTAAAATAGTAGGAGCTCTACGAGCAAAAGATTATATTTTTATATTAACCGATACTTCTGCTTACACAATGCAGTTTGTAGGTCCACCTTTTACTTTTAGCATACAACAAGTAGGTTCTAATTGTGGTTTGATTGGACAACATGCGGTGGTGTATGTTGATGGTGCAGTATATTGGATGGGTGAGTCTGGTGGTTTCTTTGTTTTTGATGGTACTGTCAAACGATTACCTTGTTCAGTAGAAGATTTTGTATTTACTAATGTAGATAGCGATGACTTAGGTATTAATTACGATTCTGGTGGATTAGTTTACTGTAACTACAATTCTTTATTCACTGAAATAAATTGGTTTTATGCTAAAGCAGGTTCTTCTAGTGTCGATAGATGTGTAACATTAAATTATCGTGAAGGTGCGTGGACAACAAGTTCCTTATCAAGAACTGCTTATATTGACCAATATCTATTTGATAGTCCAATAGCTACAGAATTTACTAATTCAAGCACACCGACTTTTCCTACAATTCAAGGAGCCAGTACAAATTTAGGTAAGACAACTGTTTACGAACATGAGAAAGGTGTTAACGAATCTGATCAAAATGGAAACTTTGTACAAAGTATTAATGCTTTTATTGAATCAGGTAGTTTTACTTTAGACGCTGAAGGCGGACAAGGAGAGAACTTTATTAAGATTAGACGTTTCTTACCAGACTTTAAGATATTAAGTGGTAATGCGACAGTCACTATACAGCTCAAAGACTTTCCATCTGAAACAGAATCAAGTTCATCATTAGGGCCATTTACCGTAACCTCATCAACTAAAAAGATAGACACTAGGGCAAGAGGTCGATTTGCTTCATTAAAAATAGAAAACAGTGCTCAAGATGAGAACTGGAGGTTTGGTTCTTTTAGAGCAGATGTGCAACCAGATGGAAAAAGATAATGGCTAAAATTACTGTAAATATACCAGAACCTAAATCTGAATATGATGCGTCAAATCAAAGACAGATTATGGATGCTTTAAATACATTAAAAAATCAACTTAACTTTTCGTTTCAAACAGATTTTAAAAACGAACAAGATACTTTTAACTGGTTCATATCATGACAATACAATATAAAAACCAAGGTTTTACTTTAGCTAACACTGCTGCTACGTCAGTATTGACTGCACCTAGTGATGCAAGATTATTAATTAAACAAATCCAAGCGGTCAATATACACAGTAGTGCAGTAACGTTAACCACTCAACTAACCGATACTTCAGCGTCAGCTACACATACGTTTGGTAATCAAGATATTGCGGCTTTAAGCACGGTGGATATTATTACAAACACTACCGTATTAGAAGAAGGTGATATTCTTAAAATGACCGCAGAAACAGGTGCTAAAATATCAGGTATTATCTCGTACGCTCAATTGGACAGATCTCAAGAAAATGGTTAGAATACAGCCATGACGATTACTATTGATTGCGAATCACAAACAAAGATATCTAATAAGAAGACGGGTGTTGAGTACGAGTCTGAAGAAGTAGCACAAGCTGATGTAGCTGATGCAGGTACTGCTACTAAAGAAGAAGATATTCAACGTGATGTAACCATTATTGTTCCGAAACTTGATCTCTATGGGGAGACGAATGAGTGAGCCTAAAGGTGGCACAGAACTACAACTAGCTTTTTTAGAATCACGAGTCGACTCAGACTTGCTTAATCACTTTCAGATCTGCACTTCTATACCTAACAAAGTCCCTATTGATGAAAACAAGATAAATATCTTGTGGCAAAAAAACAGCTACGACCAACCTAACATTCGACCTTTTTTTCAAAACAAGTCTAACCATTATAAATACGATTGGTATGTGTTTAACTCGCATTGGAACTACGAGAAGTTTCGTATGATGTATGACATACCGACCGAAAGGTGTCATGTGATTAAAAATGGGGTGACGAACTTCCCAGAAAGAAAGCCGTATGAACAAGGGGACACCTTACGATTAGTCTTTCAACCAACACCGTGGCGTGGTTTAAACGTATTGCTACTAGCTATGCAACACTTGCAAGATGAGAATATAGTATTAGATGTATACAGCAACTGTGAAGTGTACGGTGAAAAATTCGCTAAAGATAATAATGCCGACTGGGAAGAACTATTCGATCAAGCAAGAGCGTTACCTAATGTTAATTATATCGGGCATCAGTCTAACGATTTTATTTTAAATAAGATGAAAGATTATCACATGTTTGCCTACCCTAGTATCTGGGAAGAGACCTCATGTATCTCGGCTCTCGAAGCTATGGCAGCTGGATTGTACTGTGTCACTACTAACTACGGTGCTTTGTATGAGACCTGCGGTGAGTTTCCAATTTATGTTAACTATACGGACAATTACGAGAAACTAGCTGAGAACTTTGCTTATGCTATTAAAACGGGTATGCAACATTTACATGAAAGTAATATTTATGAGCATCTTTTATTTCAACAAGATTATATAAAAAGGTTTTATAGCTGGGATAAAAAATCTCTTGAATGGACTAGATTCTTAAAAGGAGCATTTAATGTCAGATCCAAGTAAACCATTGTGGCTTAATCAAGAAACAGAGCTAGGTATCTATGTAGCAACTCCCGTGCACTCGGATGTGTCGATTCATTACACACAAAGTTTATTAGAGTTTCAAAAAGCTTGCATGGAAAAAGGTGTTAAAGTAATGTTTGAAATGATAAAATCATCACTAGTGACACAAGGCAGAAACTTATGTACTGCCTCTTTTTTAAAAAGCAAAATGTCGCATATGCTTTTTATCGATTCAGATATAGCGTTTTCCTCTGACAGCATATGGAGTATGCTTGAGGCCGACAAGGATGTCATCTCTGTGCCTTACCCTCTTAAAGACATTAAGTTCGACCGACTCATTCAGAAGATACTACACGGTGAAGTGACCACGGCTCACGAAGCTCATGTCAATTGCAATAGTTACCCCTTGCGATTAGAGGACAGTGAAGCAATTTCAATAGAAGGAGAAGGTGTAATTGAAGTCACTCATGCCCCTACTGGATGTATGTTGATTAAACGGGAAGTGTTTAATACTTTAATTAAATCGTATCCTGATATGGAAATACATCAAGAAAACCTTATTGATGGCAGATTGCAGAAAAAACCGCATCTGTATAACTTTTTTGACACTTATTATGATCAAGAGAACAAGCGTTTTCTAGGTGAAGACTTTGCCTTTTGTAGACTTTGGCGTAACACAGGCGGCAAATGTTATTGTTATATTATGGACTATATAACTCATGTAGGTGAATTTCAATATACAGGTCGTTTATGGGACGAAATGAAACCTACTAGTGTTGATAGCACTGAAAAATAAAGGTAAACTTGTACTAACAAGTATAAGGAGATTATTATATGGTCCCGCCAGTTTGGTTAATCGCAGGTCTAACTAGTTTCGGAATCGCTAAACTAAGTGGAGCTTCAACAAAAAAAGCAATAATGTCAGGCATCTTAGGTGGTGCTACGGCAGGTATTTTTGGGCCTGGTTCACAAGGATCTAAAGATCTTGTTATGAGTAAAGCTGCAACAGATGCTGCTTCAAAATCTGCTTTAAGAAGTTTACCACAAGGTATGGTAGATCAAGGTTTATATGCTGCTGGTAATGTAGGTAATGTAGGTAGTGTATCGTCTGCTTTTGTAGCTCCTGATACAACAAGTATTTTACCTAGTATAACTTATGATAATTATACAGGGCAAGTTCTTGGCGATAGTGGAAATTTAGCACGAATGGATTTGGCTAAAAGTATGGGTGTTAACTATAACAGCCCTTACCCACCATCATTAGGTAAAGGCGTTAACCTTGAAAATATACAAAATTTTTCAGGCACACCTGAACCTTCTTTATTTCAAAAAGTTGTAAATTACGGTAAAGATATGAGCACTGCTGAAAAAGTTGGATTAGGCGTGACGGGTCTTACTTTAGCCGCA